ATGAAACTCAACAAATCTACTGTTGATGCTATTCCATTAACTGAAAAAGGTCAAAAAATATATAGAGATGCAGAACTGATCGGTTTTGCTGTTCGGGTAACTAATAAAAGTAAAACCTATATTGTTGAAAGGAGGCATGAAGGTGAACTCTATCGAGTGACAATTGGTAAAACTACCGATATTCCTGCAACAAATGCTCGAGCAAAAGCTCAGATGATCCTGGCGAAAATTTCAAACAATGAATATGAAAAGCCTATCAAATTAAAGAATGTTGCTAATCCTTTAGATATTACAGTGAATGAAGCTCTTCAAATTTATATTGATAGAAATGACTTTAGACCAAAAACAATTAGGCAGTACCGTAAGTACTTTGATTTATATTTGGGGTGGGGCAACAAAAAGCTTTTCCAGATATCTAAGCAAGAAGTACTGGATCGATTTATTGAGGTATCAGAAGTAAGTGAGTCGTCAGCAAATGGTGCTGTATCTCTTTTAGGTACCTTATGGAAGTATATTCATGTTCTTTATTCAACAGATGAGAACCCGATTCTTAAAAGTAATCCAGTTGACATTATTTCCGTAACCAGAGGTTGGAATAAAATAGCAAGTAGGGATAGACATCTCCATAAAGACATCATTCACAAATATTACAATGCGGTGCTTCATTATGAAGATGAGTTGAATCTGGAAAATACTGCTAGGTCAAACACGCATCGGGATATCGTATTGATGTGCATGTATACGGGATGCCGTAAACAGGAGGCATGTTGCTTAAAGTGGGCTGATGTAGATATTAAAAATGGTACTTTAACTTTTAGAGATACCAAAAATGGTTCAGATCATACTTTTCCTATTGGTGATCATCTACACAGTATTTTGCGTGAACGTTGGTTATTAAGAGAAAACGATTGGGTTTTCCCAGCTACTAAGATGCCTACTTCGTGGAATATGCATGCGACTAAGGTAGATACATTATTGAATAGAGTGGGTAAAGAAGTTGACTATTACGTTTCAATGCATGATTTCCGTCGTACATTTGCCACTATATGCAACCTTTTAAGATTTAATATTTATGTGACAAAAAGACTTCTTAATCACACGGCTAAACCAAGAATTGATGTGACAGGTGGATATGTTCAAATTCCAGATGAGGAATTAAGAGCTTCAATGAACATGATTGAAGCGGTGTATCAAGGTAAGATTGATTGCTTTAATTATCAATCTGTATGGGCAGAAAGATTAAAAGAAATAAAGGCGGTCTAAACCGCCTTTAATCAAATAACTAATTTAAGTTTAGAAGGATTTTGTGGCTGTAAATCTAATTGCGTAATTTTATTTAATAGATCTAGAGATATATTTAATTCATTAGCTATATCAATTGCTGAAATTCCTTTTTTACTTAAAGCTTTGAAACATGTATTTAGTAAAGTTGGAACTTCTTTAGGTATTTCATGATCTTCTGATTCTAAAATAGCCTCACCAGTACGCTTCAAATGAATAAAGCCACTACGATAACTTGTTTCATTTAAAAGATCTAAAGATTTAGCTCTATAGAGCAAAGCTGCCTTACTTATTTTCCAATTTGTTTTCATCTCACTTAATTTATTCCAATTAAATCTACCATTAAAGCAATTACGGAAATGAGAAATCATCATTTCTTGTGGAATAAGTAAAGCACTAGCAAAACGATGCGCTTGCGACTCAGTGAGAGTGTCACCTGTAACACAACCATCATGTAGTACAAGATGTCCTAATTCATGAGCTAAATTAAAACGCTGGCGACAAGTACTACTAATTTCGTTATTAACAAAGATTGGTCTTTTAGATGCAATAGATAGAGCATCGACTTCGCTTGAAACACTTGGAAAAGTAGTTACAAAAATTCCAAGCATTTCAGTTAATTGAGTCATATCGCTAATAGGTCCCAACCCTAAATTAAAATATTTTCTAAATTGAAGCGCAGCATTTTCAATATCTTGAAAATTCTTTACAGATTCAACAGAAGGTATTGAATACTTAGGGAGCCTTAAATTTGCCTCTATAAATTCTACTAACCTTTTTAAATATTCACCCTGAGCGATCACTGATTGCTTTGTAAAAATTTTGGCAGTTTTGTTGCTTCGAAAATTGATTTGTTCTTCTTGTAAAATCGGATGAGAACTGTAAAAAATATCCGTTTTTACATTGAAGAAGTTGCTAAGTACATCAATTAAATCAGGTGTAGGAACAACTTGGTTCATTTCAATTTTATGCAAGAATTGGCGTGACTTACCAACATGAATTGATAAGTCCTCTAAAGACAAATGATTAAATTGACGTAAGAGCCGCAATTCTAGACCATTAAAATAAGTATTCATTTTCTCATCAACTTTTGCCTATTTGCTGTTGAAGATTTACTTGATTCCGCTTGCATCATCTAAATCATCATCAGCTAATAGATCATCAATATTATAGCGTTTCAATTCTGCTGGTTCTGGCAATATAGCCGCTGGATCAAAAATAAATCTAGAAGTCTTATTAGATGTCCAAGCTGTAATCGGCTGTAATTTCTGGTTAAAACCAACAAAAGCGATAAATGTTTCTTCGTCATCAGTTTTAGCTGGAACCAAAATGAATCGCCAAAAAACAGGAACTTTTGAATCAGATTCAAATAATTCTAGATTGTAACTTTGCTTAAAAAAGTTTGGTCTTTTCGGTTTTAAATGATCAGATTCTTTAAAAAAACGGATACCAGGTGTGTTTCCAATTTTAAAGGTGAATTTATTTGAAGAATCTTCTAAATATGTTGGAGATGGGGCATTGCCACTACGAATTTCACGAGCAAACCTATTACGGCATCTTCCAAAAATTGCACAACTGATAGTGTAATTATCATCATCTTTTCTACTAAGATCTTGAGTAGTTTGTGAAAAAACTTCTAGCATATGGTTAGCAAAAAAGCTTAATGTTTCATCATTCAGTGATGCATCATAATAGCTTGGAGGGGGATTCTTCGATAAATCCATAATTAAGTCCTAAAGAGATTTGGGCAATCAAAATTTATTGCAAATTTTGAAAAGTGTCAACTAAAACTTTTTGCAATTTTAATTATTTGTCACCCAATATTTATCATGGAAACTACAATTATTTCTTAACTGAATCCTTATACAGTTGCAAGTTGCGCTGTATTAAGCACAGTCCTGCTTTGCTCATACTTTAAAACGTCTTTCTTTTTATATGAAACACGTCTTCCAATTTTCGAAAAAGGCAGTGATGATTGATCACAACGCATTCTGGCTAATGTCCATGGTGAGCAATCTAAATAAAGCGCCACAACTTCTTGATGGAACTTCTGTTCTTCATTAGCCATTATGAAGCGATCCAAATATTCTTGTTGCTCTGCATCAGATAGATTTCTCAGATCTTTTAACATTTACCCCTCCTTACTTTCCGCTTTACCATCTTTCACACCTTGTTCATAAATAAGCTGAAAGATTGGCTTCATGGTTACTAAAGCAGGCTTCATAATAGTTGCCATTGCAATGCCATAAACATCGATATTTACTTTGTTCATTTCATCCATAGAAACTTTGAAGACTTGCTCGAAACGTTGGTTTACTTCACTCATCCCTCAGCTCCCGATTCGCTTTCCAGCTTCATTGCACCTTCTTCTGGATACTCACTTATATAAACGTAGTAACCACTGCCGCTATGAGCTTCATCAAACCAAGCAATTGTTAATTCAGTTTCTAAAAGTTCTGGATCTTTGTTTGGTGCACCAAAGTTTGCTGCTGCATATAATTGCTCACAGGTTAAGTAAATCTTTTTCTCTGGCACCGTCTCGGCTTTGGCTTTATTCCATAACTGCCAAGCATCATTAGTTACAATATTGAAATAGCCATTCATTGTTTCACTGAATGCTAGGATGTCATTTTTACGAATAGCACTTTCACGTTTAAAAATTTCTGTAGTTTTGAATTGTGATTCAAAAGGGATACGTTCATTACCTGTCATTTAAGCCACCATCTCTGCATATTCTTCTTTAGTCCACTCAACAAACTCTTTATAAAGTTGTTGTGCTGGTTTATTTAAACGGTTGTTGTAGTCGATCGTTATGCGGCGCCAAGCGACTGGTACCGCATAATGTTTTGTTAGGAACATTGCTTGATCCATGCCTTGCCGGACTATTACGTAGCCCAGCAATTGCAAGTAGTACATAAAACCAAGCATGTGTTTTGGGCTCACTTTCTTGTACTGATCTTTCATATTAGAGGCCATCCTCTAAAAGATAGGCTGGCTCATGAGCGGCCGCATTGAGTTGACTACGGCGCTTTTTGGCCATATTCCATAAGGTTTTATGAACGTCTTGATGGCGTGAAGGAATTTCTAACTCTAATTCTTCAAGCGTTTTTAGATCTGCCGCATATTGGAGGCGGACGATTAAAGGTGATAATCCATCATCTTCTTGTTTTGTTTGCTTTAACTCTGCAAGGCGTTTGTGCATTTCATTTAATAGTGGCTTACGTTGTTCCTCCGTCCATTTAGTGGTGTAACGGATAACACTATTAACTTCTTCAGGGGTATGAAAGTTCTGGATGCTTTGAACTAATGATTCATAATTTTCAGGCATTGAAATGGTTGCCACTTCATCATTTGCTTGCGCATCTAAATCAGAAAAAACTTGTTCACTAGCTGTATCAGCAGCATCCATTTCAATAAAATCGAGTTCAATTAATCGTTCTTGCTGAGCCAGATTTATTTGGTCAATTTGCTCTTGAGTAAAGCCTTCTTTTTCAAGATTCGCACAAGTTGAATCTAGCTCTTTTTCTGACTGGCAAATGCGGATTGCATCAAGCAAAATTTCAAATTGGGCATTAACATTCGGCTTAATATTAAGTTCGTTAGTAACTGGAGTTAATAGGTCTTCGGAAGCTGTGACATTAGTTTGTTCTGTAATAACAATCGCTGGCTGTTTATCTGCAGGGAAAACTTCAGAAGGTATTACTTTTGCCACTGGCTCAGCTTTTGATTTTTTGCCTCTCTGTTTTTTAGGTTCCTCACCAAGACGAATAACACTTAAGTCATCATTAACTTCAAAACCTAACGCTTTGGACAGTGCTTTTAATTGAAGCTTGGCGTTTTCTGCATCACGTTGAACGAAGCCACTGTTAATAGAATCAATTAATGCTTCAGCTGCAGTGATTAGATTATTCATGCTGTCATCCCCGTTTTAGCTAATGTTTCAATGTCTTGTTTAACTGCTGGCAGTTTTGCTGCTTCAATTTGAATAAGGGCATCGATACCTAAGTGCTCACATACTGTTTTTACGTCTAGGCCACGTTCAGCAATAAAGTTTTGAAGTTCGTCTCTTTGTTGATCTGAGATGCCGTTAAATTCAGGGGGACTAATCCAAGTGCCACGTTGTTTATCAAACGTGCAATTCAATGCTTTAGCTCTCATTAACATTGCTTGTCGCATGTTCTGGTAATACATGTGTTCTTTATCAAGCGACTCAGTTAATTGATTAAGGTCACCTGCATGCTCAGCTTCTTCACAGCTTTGTTTCCAGTTTTCTAGCTCTTCTTGGGCTTTAGCTGCTGCAAGTTGTGCAGGCGTTAAGGTGTTAATGTGATCTTTAGCTTGAGTAATCAGGTCAGCCAAGAAAGTAGGGTGTGCTTTAAGATCAGGTACCCATACTTCACCGGTTTCACCGCCTAAAGCACCTGAGTTTTTCGCATGATGTGTAGGCGAAGGTTTGAAATTAATAACGCGGGCATTTTTACCTTCACCAGTAGTAACAGTTGTTAGATAACCCATGACATCTGCGATACGGTAAAGCTCGTTACGGTTTTTACCACCTAGATCTGGGCGGTAAATAATTTGATCACCGTTTTGATCTTCTGATGCGTGTGCAATGAAAACAACATCTTTACCTAAACTGATCAAAGTATTGATGTATTGCTTGAACGTTTGGTTCGCTAAACCTTGAGCCTTTAACTTTAAAGAACCATCTTTTTGACGGTTATTAGCAGTTAGCAATAGATGGGTTTTAATGCATTCAAGCATTGCACCCACGGTATCAATGACTACGGTTTTATATGGTGCTAAGTCCTGCGGAGTAAGGTTTGCAACATCACTCCATTGTTGAACCTGTACAACCGCACCACGACGTAATTCACCAGTACGGTGAGCACCACGGTCAAAGTCAAAAGAAATTGCTTTTTCCGCAGTAAAGCCCATCGATGATTTACCTAAACCCGGATCAGCGTATAGGTACACAATAATTGCTTGAACCAATAAAGTTTGGTCAGCAGTAATAATCGGTAGAGCCATTATTCTTATCCTTATCTTGAGCCAGTGAAGCCGCGCTTAGTTTTATAAGCCTTGCGGTCATAAGTAGGGATGTTTGTTTCACGCAGTTTTATTGCGAGCTGCTTTCTGCGTTGGAAATCAATTTCTTGTGTGAGTTCATTCCAAACTTTTGGATAGTCAGTTTGGAACCTGAACACATTTAAAGGCGTCTTAAATCCGTCTTTAACTTTGTAAAGAACTGAGCCATTAGCATTAGATGCGTACACTTGCCAGCCAATACGAACAGAGTAGAGGCCCTTATCATCACGGCCTAAAAATGACATGTAGCCGTCAGGGTGTTTTTTGAAATGAGTCATCTTTAAGCCTCCACCAACTTGTTACGTTCGATGAAGCCTTTTAGAAGGTCATTGATGTTGCGGATGTCTTCAAATTCGGTGAAATCGTTATATGACTTACCGTTAACATCAGTAATTTCATTTACTGTGAGTTGAGTAATATCAACAGCGGTAAATTCAGAACCCGGAACGCCGTAACTGTCTGGATGAGCTTCAAAATCAAAGCTAACGTTTAAACGGAAGCTATCTAATTTAATTACAGCAACGCCAGAATGTTTACCTGTGATTTTCGCGGTCAACACACCGTAAGTACTTGGTTGAGTCTTAGGGGTAAATAGAGAAGGGGCTTCTTTTGCTTGGAAAGCTGGCTGCAATTGGCAAGCAACTAAAGAACCACCTGAGATTGCAAGAGCAGCCATGCTGACAAATGCAAAGGAGTTGAAAGGGGTAGCTTTTACGTTCATAATTGATCTCGCAGTTTGCAAAAGCACATCGGACCTGGGGAGGGGCGGTGTGCTTTTTTGATGTCTACGAGATAAATATAAGAAAACTTAGTTTTATTGTCAATAAGAAATCTTATTTTAATTTAAGAAAGCTTACTTTTATGCTTTAATAGACAAAAGAAAACCCAACTATCAAAGGTGATAGAAATGAGTCTAGGCGAAGAAATGTTTGAATGGCGCAAGCAGATGGTTGAGAAACTACTGCTTCAGGAAAGTAATATTGATCAACTAGAAGAAAAAGTTGATCGTGCTGAAAAGATTCTTTTTGGTGATTGCACAGCCGCTTTCAAAATAGAGTGCACGCTTCGGAACGCGTATGCGCTGAAAGCTATTCTTGATGACTTTGCCACCAAGAATAACTGCAAGCTGAGTATAGTAGAGTGTGAGTAATCAGGGTTAGCTCATTCCTGAAATGGGTTTTGATGTGGCTTTAGGCTTTGGCTTAAGTTCTTTTAAAGCTTCTTCTACCGCTTTCAGTGATTCCTGGTAGGTTTTAACCCAAAGATCAGCACTTTTTATATTGATGGTTGAAGGATCAGTATCAGCAATGGTTGCCTTAGTAAGCTCTAACGCTAGAGCTTCTATGATTTCAGTTTTCATATTTTCTCCGATATTAATGGTTATTTAAGATCAATGTTGGCACAAAGTCTTAATCCCATAATATCAGGGAAAATTTGAATATATTAAAAAAGAAAACCCACACAGGGTGGGTCTTCTTATTATAGAAGATATTAAGTCTGTAAGAATTGTTTAGCGACATTCTGCTTTGCTAAGTCCGCTGCATAAGTTTTAATCTCTTCACGTTTAAACATTTTATCCAGGCTACTGCTTTTATTTTGAAATACAACAGACTGAATTGCATTAACTTGTTGTTTGATGTGGTTTTTTTCTTTCATTTCTTAATCCTTAAAATAATTGTCAAAGAAGTGCTGATTTAGATTAGAGGGGAAATACTGCTTCCTTTTTACCCATACTAACCCATCGCCTTTTGAAATAACAGCCACATCAATAGGTCCTCCAACTGTTTCTAGGCTTGAATAAGCCATTTTCCTCTTAAATGCTGTAATGTTGACTAGAGTTTCTGCCATTGTCGCTAATTCATCTTTAGGCAGCACACCAATCATATCTATCATTGGCGTTAAGTGTCTATCCCTAATTTCTTGTTGTAAGGTGGTATTAAAATCATTCAGCATGGCTTTTGATTTATTAATTAATTGTGAAATTTCAACAGGATTTAGATTAGGAGTTTTTTTCAAAAATTCCGTAAGCATTGAATCTAAATATTCTATGGTGAATTGATGTAACTCTGGATCAAATCCTCTAATAAAAGATTGCACTACATCTTCTTGAGCAAAAGCAATAATTCCAGATCTCATTCCAGAATTTGTATTAACAATAGTTTTCTCTTCATCTTTTTTGTAAATTAGTGTGTTTTCAAAGTATCCAGAGATTTGATAAGTAATTACTGAAGGGAAAATATCATCATCACCAAACCCTGAGATTACTAATCCAGTAGATGCTTCAATAAAGCCATTATTCGTTACAGTTAAAATTACAATTTCATTAAGCAGTGAAATTACATCACTATTTTTCAAGAATTCCTTAAAGTAATGTTTGATTATAGGTTCGCTAACTAATTCTATTTTTGATTTTGCAGGAGAAATGTCTCCTGACCATGTAGGTTCATAACCAGAATGGAAATCCCTAATTTTTGTTAAAATTTCTATAATAAATTTTTCTTCATCATCCGCAGTTACAGATTCTCCTCGTACAATCTTTTGTGTTACATCATTTTGTAATTGGTTTTTTATAAAATCAAAAATAAAAATTATTTGCTTTTCAAGCCATTGATCTTGGATATTTAGGTCAAAAATAGTTACTCTTGCTTTCAAGAAAGATAAGAAACTTTCCGCATAATTTTCGAGTTTTTCAAAACGATTTTTTGCGTGTTCTTTACGATAAATCTTAATTAAAGTTTCCCAAGGAATATTTAATAAATTAGCATTTCCATAAACCATTACGCCTACAGGCTCTGTTTTGGAAAGTGAAAATAGCTTAATCGCGCTATTAATAATTTTTTGAGATCCGATAGTTACTGCACTATCCGCAGCTAATGCCACACCATGTGGATTTAAAATTGCAATTTCAGCGGTCATAATTCTCTCTTTACCCGATCTGTTCTAGGACTGTGTCGGGTTCACAGCTTATTAATCTTTGGTGTTATTAATTTTCTGACCTAGCTTTCCTTCTTTTACCAACTGCACGACCTGCTCATTAGTAAGCACAGGAATAAAGACTTTGTCGCCAATATCTTTAGAAAGAATCTTCACTTCTTCGGCGGTTAGCACCAAAGCTTCACCATGTTTCGCAGCATCATTGATGCGAGCAATAATCTGGTTGATTGGTAGTTTAGAGTTGTCCATAAGTCTTCCTGTGATTAATGCGAATAAGGATGTTCTTGTCTGTGCTGACTTGGCGGCACGATATCTGTAATAGCGGTAATACTTTCAACCTCGTCCATTTCAAAGAAAAATCGCTCACCACCATTCACAGAAAGCAAACTTAAAACCCCACCATTGATGCCGACAAATTCTTTAATTGTGCATCTTCCATCCTTCAAGCACACCTGAACAAACTCATTCGGCACAAGCTCTGCATCAGGGTCGCATACAACATACCAGCCATTACGAATTGCTGGAAACATTGAGTCGCCAGTGCCTTTAATGCCATAGGCTCTTGGTCCTGCTGAGTGAGTTGGAACATACCCATCTCCAGCATTGCCTTCATAACCCATATCTGTGAAATAGCCATCCATGCCCATCTTGGAGTAAGCCTTAACAGGAACATATCTTTTTTGGGTGGGGAATGATTTAACAGGTGTTTCAAGAAATTTAACAGCATCTTCGCTATCGGGAATATTGTATTTTTTCTTAAAAGCTTCGATATCCAGAACTTTCAATTGTGTAACAGTGCTATCCAACTTAGGGCCGCTTTCATCTCCATTAGTTATATATGAAGTCGACACTCCGAAATAAGCGGCCATTTTGCTTAATGGGTCTGCTTTAGGAGCATAAGCATCTTTCTCCCAACCAGTGACATTGGGCGCACTAACTCCGGCGATTTTTGCCAACTCGCCTTGGGTTAATTTCTTTTCTCTTCGTAAGGCGCGAATACGCTGACCCATAGTTTCTAGATTCTTCATATAAGTTATCTTACATCTTGCAAAAATAAGTTATCTTTGTTTTAATACTAAGAAATCTTATTTTTGAGGTTGCACAAATGACCAAACAGGAAGCTTATGAGTTGCTTGGTGTCAATGGTGTTGGCTTAGCAAAGTTATTAGGAATTGAGCCACCTGCTGTTTACCAGTGGCCAAATGAAAAGATTCCTTTAGCTCGCGAATACCAAATCAGAGATTTGGCAAATGGCAAAGAACCAATCAAACGAACTACTTCAAATGCTTAGGACCTAACCATGAGCAAATTATCAGTTGATATATCTGCAAGCGCCAGAAATGGCGTATCCCGCATATTGCATGGTCTTGATATAAGCAATCAAAAAGAGATTGCTGAACAATTAAAAGTTGATCCAAGCACTATTACTCGGCTTAAAACGGATAAGAAAAACAATGGCTTGAATGAAATTGAAATGTTTTGCGAGCTATTGAGTTTACTTGGTTTAAAAGTCGTTCCTAAAGATTATCAGAGCATTGATAAAGAACGTGTTGCTGCACTTTTAGTTATGTCTAAAAGCTGGATGAACCGTATAGAAACGGTGGATGACTTATTTCATGACGAAATCAGTGGTCAAAAAGAAAAGCTTGGATATTAAAAAACCACTACCTGCTGTAACAGGAGTGGTTAGGCATTCAATTGAGGTGGATCAAATGAACACGAATAATCTATCAGAACAACCAATCGAACTCAACTCACCAGATTTTTTAATAGGTGACGTTGTAGTACTTACTAAAGAGTGCCGTACTTTCAAATCAAATGATTTGTTTGAAGTTAAAAACAAAACTTTGACTAGTTTATGGACCATCAAATCAGAGAAACATTTGATTCTAGTTTCTTCAAAAGAAATCCGCACAGCAACAGTAGCAGAGCTCAACGCTAAACGCCGCCTAACAAAAGCTGAGCAAGCATTAGCGGAGGTGTCATGAGTACCTTTGAACAACAACAAAAGCATATTCAATCCTGGCATGAACCAGCATTAAGAACTTTGTCTGGTTTGTTGAAAAAACGGAAGGAAAATTTAGCCCGCCAAAACCGTGACGAAAAAAATGCTGCTGTAACACGTGATGAATTCATGCAGGCTTTGGTTGACGAGCATGGAAAACATGGGATTTATCTTATTCATGCTGGCCCGATCATCTCAAGTTTATATCGGGCTAAACGGATCCGCTATTTGGGTAGCACATTCATTCAGTTGAATGAAGAGGGGGATAAATGAGTCTAGATGCAACAGTTTGGGCTTGGAAAACCCGTCAAAAACAAAAGGTGGGTGGAGCATTAAAACCACTCAAAAAATTAGTCCTTCTTTCACTAGCCGATCGAGCTGGTGAAACACATGAATGCTATCCAAGTATTGCTCGTTTAGTTGATGACACGGAAATGGACCGTAAGACCGTTTTAAAAATCATTGATGAGTTAATTGAAGACGGATTTATTATCGATACTGGTAAGCGCGAAGGTAAAACTAAGCAGGTAAAAGTCTATCTTTTGATCGGAGTTAAAGGTCGGGAAACAGTACCAACAAAGGTACACTTTGACACTGAAAATGATGATTTAAACAGTACCAACAATGGAACAGTTCCAACAACGGAACAGTTCCAACAATTCCATGAAAGAGTCCCAACAATTCCGTTAAACAGTCCCAACGTTGGGACACGGAATCTTTCAAAGAATCTATCAGAAGAATCTAAAAATAAAAAAACATGGTTGAGTTTGAAAAAACTTCGTGAAGAAATTCTTTTGGCAACTGATCAGGAAACTTACGAGCAGATCAAAAACGCGACTTGGTTCGATCGAGAGTTACGAGCATTTGAACTCTACAACGCCGAGAAGAATCTTTGCGATGAACTCATGAATTACCACTTTGCAGATTGGTTAATCAACGCATGTGGAAAATACCAAGCACGTGAACAATCTAAAAAACCAAATTCTGGAACGCAGGTCCGAGTCCCGCAGGGAGAATCAAATACTCTTAGTTCAAAACAGATTTACTCATTTGCTCAAAAACTTTCTGTACATCCTGAGTTTGCAAGCAAATACGCTGAAGGTAACGAGAGCTATGAACAACTTGCTGCACGTGTCGCAGTGAAACTTGCAGATCCAGAGCAACAACAAAAATTGATGCCATACCTCATTCAGGTTGGATTTCAACAAAAAGGTAAAGGAGAGGCGGCTTGAATAAGATTTTATTTGGTGATTGCCGTGCTCTGATGAATCAAATGATTGCAGAAGGCTTGAAAGCTCAAACTTGTGTTACATCACCACCTTATTTTGGGTTACGTGATTACGGTGTAGATGGTCAATTAGGTTTGGAAAATACTGTAGATGAATATGTTCAAAACATGGTTGAAGTTTTTCGTTTAGTACGAGAGCTGCTGCATGACGATGGAACACTTTGGTTAAACCTTGGTGATAGTTATGCAGGTTCTGGCCGCGGCATGACTCGTACTGGGTTGAATGACGGGAAAAATCCAAAAACAAAGGGTTTAGTTTTACCTAAACAAAATGCAGCTCAATCTAATTTGAAACCAAAAGATCTTATTGGCATTCCATGGAAAGTTGCTTTTGCACTGCAAGCCGATGGTTGGTATTTGCGCCAAGATATTATCTGGCATAAACCGAACCCAATGCCAGAAAGTATTACTGACCGTTGTACCAAAGCACATGAGTATATTTTCTTATTCAGTAAATCACGTAGATATTATTTTGACCACGTAGCAATTAAAGAACCGGTTGCAGAAAGTTCAATCAAAAGACTTTCCCAAAATCTTGATCAACAACATGGCAGTACTCGTGCCGTGATGAAATATAACGGTCCAATGAAAGCCGTTTACTCGAGATCTTCACGCGATAGTTTTAAACGTGAAAACAGCAAGAGAGCTGCTGTTATTCCCAATCAAGCATACGGAACACACAGATCAGAAAGATCAGAAAGCGAGTATGACTTACTTACACGTAATAAGCGCAGTGTTTGGCAAGTTTCTACAAAGCCTTACAAGGGCGCTCATTTCGCAACATTCCCAATGGATCTAATCGAGCCGTGTGTATTAGCGGGATCTCGAGTCAATGATGTTGTATTTGATCCTTTCATGGGATCTGGAACAACAGCAGCTGTAGCGCTTATGCATGAGCGTCAATATTTAGGATGTGAATTGAACCCTGATTATTACGAATTACAGCAAGAAAGATTATTAAAAATCATGGAGAAAACTGCATGAATAAATTCGAGATTTTAGCGTGGGGGTTACTCATTTCATGTTTTACCGCAGCTATTTGTGGGGCAGTGGTTTTGTGGTGTTTGGCGCGTAAAGAACATGATGAGGTGAAATGATGATTAAGGCTGAAGTTGTTGTTGATGGCGACTGGTTGAAAATTGGTAATCGCAGTATCCGTATGAACCAATATCTTGATTGGGTTGTTCTATTAGACGGGGTAGCAGAAAAACAATTTCGCTTACTTGAAGACGCTATCAAACATTGTTTGGAACAAAAATATGATTGGTCTGTAATTCCTGCACACGTCAACTTTATGGCAACAGATGAGGATGGGATGGCATGTGGTTGGTTGGTTGAGCCTCATATTGTTGGTAATGCATGGCGAAACCAATCTCATCTTTCAGCGTTTTTTAACTTAACGAAACGCCAAAACCCCTTCAGAGGTGATTGGAAAGACTCACTTGAGAAACGTCCTGAATATGTAGAGCCAGTGCTTAAGGATGTTGAAAAATGAGTCATTTTCATGATGTGCAAACTATTCAGGTTGATAAAGACAAGCAGGTTATTCAATTCACACGCAAGCGTGAAATTAGTGAATGTGATCATGGCCATATCCAAATTTCTGAAGAAGACAGTGAAGTTTTATGCACTGACTGCAACACGAAATTAAACCCTGTTTTATGGATAGCAAAATATTTAAAAGATCTTAATCAAGTTACTCAGCGCAATAACCGGATGTTAGCGGAGGTAAGAGTAATTCAGGCAAAACTTCAAAATAAAAACAAATTTATGTGCAAGCACTGCCATGAAGTAAACACTATTGATTTTAAGAAGCTTCCTTCACAAGCAGCTGTAGTGCGCGGTATGGCCGTAATTGATCAAGAGTTTGACGGTATGAAAGTGGAGCATAGCCGATGAAGTTAACTAAACAGCAACGTGCTGAGCTAAAACAAAAGTTTGGTGGACATTGCGCTTACTGTGGTGATTTGCTTGGCGATAAGTGGCATGCAGACCATATCGAAGCAGTGAAGCGAGATTTAATTCATGTTGGTGGCGGTAAGTTAATTACGGGTGAAATGACTAGACCGCAAAACGACACTTTAGAAAACATGAACCCTGCATGTGTTCCTTGCAATACAAACAAGTCATCAATGCCTTTGGAAGGATGGCGGAAGATGCTCACACATTATCGAGATGTTCAGTTACTACGCGATAGCACACATGCTCGTCATTTACTTCGTTTTGGACTGATTGAAATTAAATCTGAGCCTGTGAAGTTTTTCTTTGAGAATTACAAAGGAGCCAGCCATGAGTGAGTTTGAGGGTAAATCTGGAAAGTGGGCTTGGGAGATTCAAAAAGAACAACAAGCGAATTTAGTTGAGCTAAGAAGTTCAATTGAAAACCTAGTTCAAAAGTATAAACACGATGCTCATGCTTCAAGCCTTTTTGGCGATCAAGATAAAGCACGAGTTTATAACTGCTTTGCTAATCAGTTGAAAAATTTGCTGAAAGGTGGTGCTTGATGTCATCAGTCAGCATTGCTGAATACCGCAAGTTATTTCCGATAAAGAAAAATAAAAAGCGGCGTTCAGCAAAGCAAGTTGCCAGACAACCAAGTGTGGGTGAAATGGTACTGGCAACGCATTTAAGAGCGTGCAAGATTGGTTTTGAACAGGAATATAAATTCCATCCCGGACGTAAATGGAGAGCAGATTTTTTAATAACGGGTACAAAGATTTTGATTGAGGTGGAAGGTGGTATCTGGAGCGGAGGCCGTCATACAAGAGGCAAGGGCTATATAGGGGATATGGAGAAATACAACTCCGCAGCAATGATGGGTTTTACAGTTTTACGGTTCAGCACAGAGCAAGTTAAGTCCGGTATGGCATTAAAGCAAATTGAATTATTAATTAAGGGTAAATAGGAAGGCGATTATGTTGGTTGAAAAGTTTGATTTTATTGAGTTACTTCGCCTTGCTATTGCTCAAGGCAAAGCTGAAGGAAAGAAAATTTCGAAAGATGTAGTTTTAGGTGAATTAGCGCTGTTATCGCCAGCTGCAAAGCTTTGGGCCACTGTCTTGATTGAAAAGGTTGATTTTGAGCGAATCGCAATAATTACCCCAGCACAAAAACAGACTGAAACTTTTTACAGTAAGTATGACTTTAATTTTCAAACCGAACGCCGTATTGAAGATATTCCGGGTAAGGTTGAGTTTGTTCGTGGTGAGATTAAATCAGGTAATTTTTTCCGAGCGCGAAATAAATTAGCGGTAGAGATTCATAAAGAAATGGTAAAGAAAAAATTTACCCCTACTAATGCCCAAGGTGATCTTACTAATCTGGCAAAAGGTATGGCTGAGATTATTTTGCGTGGCCATGTTTTTGTTAAAGCTATGTGTGGAGCATGCCAAGGAATAGGAAAACTTGAAACTTTTAATTCAAAGGGTTTTCCTGAGGGTGCAAAGTTTTGCGAAAAATGTAATGGAACAGGTAAGCGCCCATATACATTAAATGAAAAAATGAAAATTGCAGGTATTGTTGCCACTAAGACTGCTTACATAAAAAGCTATCAGAAGTTCGAGTTATTTGGAGAATCTATTGTGGCAGAATGGGAAAATGAAATTAGATCGCGCATTTCTCGATCATTTCGTTTTGAACTTCCTGATACTCAAGAAACTTGTGCTTGACAGTTAGGTATACACTTGAGTATAAAGATTTCTAAAATGGGCGAATTATACATACTACGCCCGAAAGTATTTATCAAATTAAAGCCCACTTTCTAAGTGGGCTTTTCCGAGTCCTGTTGGGGTTGCTGTCGACCTCCTTGTAAACGGGAAGGTTCTGAAGCTGTGTCATTACTGAAACAGGAACCGCAAGAAGACAGCAACGACTGGGCGCCACATAGATCAACAGCTTCATGGGTCGTGGCATTGTTTTAAGGGAGGATTCTATATGGATCTACTCGAACAAACAGGCTCAGCGGGCTATTTAATTGGCTTTGCAGTATTGTTTAATGCACTAGTTGTATCATTCGTACCTGCATTAGCTTTTACGCTTACTTTGCTTGTATTAGTAGTGTGTTTGGTCATTGTGAAATTTGACTAATAGCCGACAAAAAATTCGTTAAGAGGTTTTTTTAAGGTCCAGAAATGGACTTTTTTTTATTGTTGGATTTTGCCGAGCGTATTACGGCACAAAAGGGCCCCGCTAAATATCGATTATTGGCGGGGCTTTTTATTTTATGTGTTAAGCTGCCATTCATAATTTTATGGATTAGCTCAATGTATATTTGTATTGGCGGTGATTTAGATGGTGAAGTTGTAAATAACCGTGAAGGTACATATTTTGAAGCAAGTGAAATAGATCCTAGTAAGCAATCAACATATAACCGCCAGAGTTATAAAGTTGGTGAAAATACATATCGTTTTTGGCTTTGTGCTGAAATTTCTTATTCAGAAACAACTAAAATCGCTAACAAGTATCTCGCTGAAAAATACCCATATCTATCTTAAATAATAGTTCAAACAAATGAAGCCCACCAAATGGTGGGTTTTTTATTGCCTACTTGGAGTGTTTATGACTGAGTTTCAAAAAATCACGCGAGAGATAAGACAGCTTCAAGTAGATCTAAATCATTTGGGAAGCTGTACAACGAAAGGATTATCTACAGAACAGATCGCTCAATTAGATGAGCGATTTTTTTTAGCCATAGCAAAGCAAAACAAATTAATTGCACGGCTCAACAACAAGCCTGAGGGCTTCTTTTAAGGGGCTAGGGCATGGATGGTAAAGATTATTTTTGGCTTACAAGAAAAAAAGAACCTAAAACCAAACCCAAATCCAGACCACTGCCTAAGGCGAAGCAAAAATATCTCGAGGCTGAGGCAACACTTAAGGAAGAACTTGAGGATTTGGCGATTGGTTTTGAAAGTAAGTTTCAACCGATCCATACCAAACACTGGCGCTTTGATTTTCATATTGTGAAATTGCGTTTGCTCATTGAAATTGAGGGTGGGCCCTGGTCTGGTGGACGTGGTGGAAAGCTGGCAAATAAAGCATGGAGTCTTGATCGATATGATCAAGCTGAAGAGATGGGTTATAAAATAGAGCGCTTTCATCCAGATTCTATTTTGTCGGGATATGTCATCAACTGGATAAAAAGTGAATTAGCGAGAATTGAAGATGGAGCAAATAAGACCATTTCCACCGACTGATTTTATTGATCAAGCAGATGAAGAAGAAGCAATTAGACTAACACCGGCACCAGATCTAAAAAAATGGGTTGTTGCTAATTACTTAACTATTGGTGGACCTCTTTATAACCCCGATCATGATCACATAGCTGAGCTGCTTCACGATAATGAAGAATTTTTAGCATTTGCTTGGGCCTCTTCTGCATATAAAAGCAAGCAAGCTATGGTGTTAGGCCAGTGCGAAAAAGTCATGTTCAATGTTGGTGGATGGCGTAAGGCCAGACAAGAGCAACAGATGCGAGATTGGTTCGGCTTTGTGCCAACTTACTTAATAACTGTCGACGCTTCTTTCTGTGAGCGTGCAAACGATACAGAGTTCTGTTATTTGCTTGAACATGAGCTTTACCACATTGGAGTGATGAGAGACGAGGACGGAGAAATTGTTTATAGCGATAGTTCTGGTCTTCCTAAGCACTATCTTGCAGGTCATGACGTTGAAGAGTTTATTGGCGTAGTTAAACGTTATGGACCAAGCAAAAATGTTAAGCGACTTATTGAAGTCGCAAAGAATCCGCCGTTTGTTTCGAATGTTGATATTTCAAAATGCTGCGGCAACTGTGTAATCAATTGAGCCTAATGGCTCTTTTTTTTGCCCATTTTGTTATACGTAGTTATACGATGAGGAAGTTATGGCGACACTAAAAGAGTCTGTGAAAATCTTTATAGTTCAGTCTCTTGCTTGTCGTGATACACCTCAAGAAGTGGCTGAACTCGTAAAACAAGAGTTTGGCGTTGATATAGATCGTGTTCAAGTTGCAACTTATGACCCTACAAAAGTTGCTGGTAAAAACTTAAGCAAAAAGTATGTCGAACTATTTGAAAAAACCAGAGATGAGTTTGATAAAGGCTTAATTGATATTCCTATTGCTAACAAGTATTACCGACTGAAGCAATACCAAAGACAGCTTGAGAAGACTAGAAACGTCAAAACAGCCTTAAAAATTCTTGAACAAGCCGCTAAAGATATTGGTGGTCAATTTACTAATCGCCAAGAAATTACAGGCAAAGACGGCGGACCAGTCCAAACAGTTAATTCAGAAATTCCAGTTCCAATGGAAGATTACTTAAAAGCGCGGAGGGAAGTCTTAGATGAGTACTGATGCGGCTCGGGATAAAGCCATCCGGATCGAGGCGCAAGAAGATTTATATTTCTTCACAAGGTACATGTTTAAGGAGCGCCGTGGTTATAAATGGATGCAAAATTGGCACCACTTAGAAATCTGCGAAGCTTTAATGAAAGTTTATCGCGGAGAGATAAAGCGGTTAATTATTAACGTTCCACCACGATATTCTAAAACTGAAATTGCTGTAATTAATTTCATGGCTTGGTGTTTTGGTAAGAATCCAGACTGTGAGTTTATTCATATCAGTTACTCGGCAATGCTTGCCGCAAATAATGCCTTCCAAATACGAACTCTTGTACAAGAAGAGGCGTATAGAAAAGTCTTTCCTGAGCTTACATTGCGTGATGATAGTAAGGCTAAAGACTTCTGGAGAACTTCTCAAGGCGGTGTCTGCTATGCGACAGGTACAGGCGGTACGATTACTGGTTTTGGTGCGGGTAAACTTCGTGATGGGTTTGGTGGATGCATCATTATCGATGACCCACACAAAGCGCATGAAGCTTCTTCTAAAACAATTCGAGAAGGGGTAATTGATTGGTTTCAGAACACACTCGAATCGCGTACTAACTCGCCAGATACGCCGATCATTGTGATTATGCAGCGACTTCATGAAGATGATTTAGCTGGATGGTTGCTAGGTGATAGAAAAGACGGCGTTCCTGTAGCTGGTGGTAACGGTGAAGTGTGGGAGCATCTATGTCTTTCAGCTATTCAGGAAGACGGATCGGCACTATGGCCAGCAAAACACAATATTCAAAAATTGAGACTAATGGAGCAAGCGGCACCGTATGTATTTGCCGGGCAGTACCGACAAATGCCATCACCGCCAGCAGGCGGTTTTTTTAAGCCTGACAATATTCAAATTGTTGAGGCTTTGCCTGCAGATGTAGTGAAGCAAGTAAGGGCATGGGATTTTGGCGCTACAGAGAATGAAGGCGACTTTACAGCAGGTGTGCGAGAAGCTCTTGGTGCAGATGGTTTTACTTACATTGTCGATGTTACAAGAGGACAACTTGGTCCAGACAATGTGAATAAGCGCTTAGAACAAACAGCAAAAATAGATGGGAAAAAAGTTTCTGTGCGTCTACCACAAGATCCCGGTCAAGCTGGTAAATCGCAAGCTAGTTCATTTGTGAAGCTTCTTGCGGGTTATAGCGTGATAGCTAAGCCAATTTCAGGTGACAAGCTTACACGGGCACAACCATTTGCGGCCCAAGTTAACGTGGGAAATGTACGAATGCTCAAAGGTGAATGGAATAAGGATTTTATTGATGAGCTTCGTCATTTTCCTAATGGCACACATGACGACCAAGTGGATGCAGCTTCAGATGCGTTTAATGAATTACATGAAGGTTTTGAAGCCTTCTTTGCTGATATGGGATTTGCTCGATGAGTGATGTAACTTTTCAACATGCTGAATATGTTAAGAACTTGCCATACTGGCAAAAACTTGATGATGTTTGTGAAGGTGAAGATGCAGTTAAGGCTAAAGGTGAAAAATATTTGCCGATGCCAAATGCACATGATAAATCACCTGCAAATAAAAGCGCTTATGAGGCTTATCTTACCCGTGCAGTCTTTTATGAAGTAACAGGGACTACATCAAATAGTTTAGTTGGTGCAGCTTTTGCAACAGATCCAAGTTTTAAATTTCCTCCCGACCTTGCTCATTTAGAACGTAATGCGAATGGAGCCGGTTTAAGTACTTATCAATTGGCTCAAAATGGAATTCGCCACTTATTGAAGCATTATCGTTGTGCTTTATATGTTGATTATCCTGATGTGCCACCAGCTCGTAATCTAGCGGAATTTAAAGCGCAAAAAGCCTATCCAATGATTCATTTATTGAATGCCATAGATGTAGTTAATTGGGATTCAGTAATGGTCGATAACCAGAAAAAACTTTGTCTCGTAGTTATCCGTGAATTTAGGTCTGAGCGCGGTGCTGATGGATTTAGTAAAACCGAACAAGAGCAATATCGTGTACTTCGCTTAGAGCAAGAGGGAAATGGGGAATATATTTATTCCGTTCAGGTGTACACAAAGGGTGAAAAGGGTAACTGGGTTGGCGGAGAGAAGAAGTTTCCAACAGATTACAACGGGAATTTCTGGACCTATATACCTTTTACATTTGTAGGTGCAATTGATAATTCAGAAGAGATTAAAAAGCCACCATTACTTCCTTTGGCTAATCTCAATTTAGCCCATTACAGAGACAGTGCGGACTTTCAAGAGTCCGTTTTTTATATGGGGCAACCTCAATATTATGCGAAGGGTGTTAATTGGGAGTGGTATGACCAAGCCAAGAAACGTGGCATCTACATTGGAGCGAAAGTACTTTTGCCTTTACCTGAAAATGGTGGTTTAGGAATTGTACAAGCCGACCCTAATACTCTTGCCCGGGAAGCGATGAAAGATAAGTGGGAAAAAATGAAGGAGATGGGGGCGCGTTTAATTGAGAAGGGCTCGGGAAGTAAAAAGACCGCTACCGAAGCGAATAGTGATGACGCCGTTCAGCATTCAGTTCTTTCGCTCTGTGTCGTTAATATGAATGAAGCCTTGTCAGCAGCATTACGATGGGCTGCTAAGTTTGTAACGCCTAATGTGGATGTTCTAACTAAAGATGATTTGATGTTCGAAATCAGTCAAGAATTTAACAAACAGGGTTATTTAGCTGAGTTAGCTCGACAGTTATTTGAAGCAGCTCTACAAGGCAGATCTTCATTTAAATCATGGTGGGAATACAACCAAACAGGTATGTTCCCTAAACAAAAATATGAAGACGAGCTACAGAATGTCGAAGCAGAGCAAGATGGGACTTTAAATCAAAAGGTAGAGTGAGATGGCAACAGATATCAAAAAACTATTTGAAGCACTCACTCAGCACCAGGCCTATCTTTATCGTGCTTCATCAAAAACGGTAAATGAGTTATTGGCTTTATTCAATGATGATACGAGCAAGATGCTATCTAAGCTTCGGGATTTATTGGATGAGCTTAATGAGTCGGAGAAAGTTGCTTTAGCTGGTGGTAAATATACAACTTCAAATTTAAGGGAAATTAGGGATTTGATTGCCCAATGGTTTGCCAGTGTTAATTTAGCATTACCTGAAGCTTTTGCCGTTTCTGCTACGGCGCTGGCTGTTTATGAGGCCAATTACGTAGCTAAGCTCTATGGAGCAAAGATTAATAAGCCTGATGGGGGAAAACTATTTTTATCCGCTAAAAAAGTTCCGTTGGCAGGTGGCGCTCTTGTCGATGATCTGCTTTCAAGAATTGCTGAAAATGCCCGTCAAAAGGTTGAGTATGCAATTCGAGATGGTATTAATTCAGGCAAAACTAACCAAGAAATTGTTCAGCGCATTCGTGGTACCAAACGGCTTAATTATGAGGACGGCATTTTAAATGGTACCAAGACGGATATTGAACGTACCGTAAGAACTGTACGGAGCCATGTAGCCAATCAAGCCTACCTAAATAGCTTCAACCAAATTGGCTTTGAATATGTCCGATTTGTTAGCGTTTTAGATGGACGAACTTCTAAGCTTTGCGCTTCATTAGATGGTTCAGTGTGGGAGATTAATGATCCTGCAAAGCGTGTACCGCCGTTACATCCTAACTGTCGTAGTATCTTGGTTCCGGTCGAGAAGGACGGTCAACTTGTAGGCGAACGGCCATTTGTAATGGACGAACGTCGAGTTAAAGACATCCCGAAAGATGAGCGCAGCCAATTAATAGGGCAATTGGATGCAAACACCACATTCAAAGAGTTCTTCAAGAAGACAGACGATTTCTTTCAAAGAGAATGGTTAGGACCAAAGCGCTACAAGCTTTATAAAGAAGGAAAGTTTGATTTTGAAAAGTTCTTCGATCCTGAAGGACGATTGTACACATTAGACCAACTTCGTAAGTTGGATGAGCAAACCTTTATGGAGCTGGGATTATGAGTGAATCACGACATTTAGTACTTAAGCGTCACCCAACCTTGAAAGGCTTTTTAGTTGTGTGCGATGAAGAAACTGGAATGCCACTGGCAGGGCAAAAAGCGGTTCATATGAATAGTGATGCTCAAGATGGACCAACAACGATTAGCGTAACATTTGAAGCTTATGGTGAGAATGGAATCCGTTTAGTTGGTGATGAGCCAAGAGTACTTTCAACAAAGTAAATGTAGCGAAAGGTGATAAAAATGTCTGAAATATCAGTCGCTCAATATGTAAAGAGAAAAGAAGAGTTAGAAAGAACCCTAACATTTCAACTTGCTGAATTGATCAGTAAATTTGAAAAAGATACAGGCGTAAATGTACAAGATGTTTATGCGAATTTTTCTAGCGCCACTTGTTTGGATGGTTCTGAAAAACACTTTCTAACTGGTGTGACAGTTAAAACCTCAATTTCTAATTAACCCAATTTATTAATTCAATAGCACCTTCGGGTGCTTTTTTTTGTGAGAAGAAAATGATCAAAGAAGTAACAGAGCAAGAGTTAGCTGAAAAGTCTGTGGCGCCCCGAGTAACTAAAGCGCAAATTGATTCATTGATGGAGCGTGTTACATATACGGTTGAGCAACGCCCCAGAGGTACGACATCTACTTTTGTCCATGCATTTTTAGATGGAAAGTTTTTTCTAGCAACGGGTTTTAGTGCATGTGTGAATGCTGAAAACTTTGATGCTGAAATTGGTGAGCGTATGGCTCGTGGAAATGCAGAAAAGTCAGCTGAAAATAAACTTTGGGAGCTAGAAGGCTACCGTTTATTTGCAACAAATTTCTAAGTTTTCAATCGAAATTTAGCGTCCTTAGGGGCGCTTTTTTAATGCCTGCCGAAAGCGGATGCGGACGGTGAATCCGGGCGGATGCCCATTTGTATATATAGGTTGGATGACCAATGAAACTTAAAACAGTAACAATCGACGGTAAAGTTTATGCGGAAGTAGACGGTGATAAGCCGATCTATATTCATGATGACGGCAAAGAAATGCCACATGATGCACCACACTCGGTAGCAACAATTGCACGCTTAAACAATGAAGCTAAAACACAACGTGAAGCCAAAGAAGCAGCCGAAAAAGCATTAAAAGCTTTTGAAGGAATTGAAGACCCAGCGGCAGCTAAAAAGGCATTACAAACAATCCAAAATCTCGATGATAAAAAGCTGGTGGATGCTGGTGAAGTTGAGAAAGTGAAAGCTGAAGCTATCAAGGCAGTTGAAGAAAAATATGCTCCGATTGTTGAGCAACGTGACGCACTAGAAGCCTCTTTACATAAAGAACTAATCGGCGGTGGTTTTGCTCGTTCTAAGTACATTCAAGACAACATTGCAGTACCTGTGGACATGGTTCAGGCAACCTTTGGTCATCACTTCAAAATCGAAGAAGGCAAGGTGGTTGCATATGATCCGAACGGCGAAAAGATTTATTCACGTGTCCGCCCGGGTGAACTTGCAAATGTTGATGAAGCTTTAGAGTCATTGGTTGGTGGATACCAGCATAAAGACTTAATTCTTAAAGGTGGTAAAGGAACTGGTGGCGGTTTTCAAGGTGGGGGCAAAGGTGGAGCGCCTGCAGGAATGAAACGCAGTGAAATGTCTGTTTCTCAGAAAGCTGACTACATCAAAGAACATGGCAATGATGCCTTCCTAAAACTGCCGAACTAATCATTAAAAATTTGGAGATAAGTCGTTATGACTACAACAGTTAACTCAGACATGATCATCTACAACCAATTGGCACAAACTGCTTATTTAGAGCGTTTGCAAGACAATTTGAATGTATTTAACCAAGCCGTCATTGAGCTCTACAAATACCAAAAAACGTATGCGTCGAAAACGCCGCACGAAATCGAGCAAATCAAGTTCTTAGGCGGCCGTATTCCGGATCCGCCAGAATATTCGTATGCGGCTGACTCTATTCTTTCGGCATTTAGTACTATTGCCAGATCCAGACGGTATGAGCAGGGCATCCCGTTATCTTTAGATCAGCAGGCAATCAATGTCTATGCAGAGCATAATGATTTACCAGTAGCTGCTCATATCTTTAATGACTGTATTTTTGCATTGGATAACTTGTTTTTAGATGAAGCCCATAAAAAAATAAATTCCAAGTCCTCAAAAAAGTAACCCTAGAGTTATTTACATATAATAACTCTAGGGTTATTATTATCTCATCAAGTTAATAAGGGATTGGTGTGAAAAGTCTGGATTTAATCAAAATGATTGAAGCAGATGGTTGGTATGAGGTTAGGGTTTCAGGAAGTCATCATCACTTTAAACACCCAACCAAAAAGGGGTTAGTTACAATCCCACATCCTAAAAAGGATTTACCAAACGGAACTGTTAAAAGCATTTTGAAACAAGCGGGTCTAAATTGACCCGCTGTTTCCCGACTTTAAATACTATATCCCTTACAACTAATCATAACGCAGTGGGCGATATGTTTATGCCAAGGGCATGGAGTGTTGAGATGTTATATCCAATTGCAATTGAACGAGGATCAGATACTGAGGCATTTGGTGTCACTGTTCCTGATATTCCAGGTTGTTTTAGTGCTGGTGACACACTTGAAGAAGCTATTGAGAATGTTAAAGAAGCTATTTCAGGCCATTTAGAAATATTGGCTGAAGATGGTGAGGAAATCCCATTAGCTTCCGAACTAGTTAAATTTGTCGATGATCCTGAATATAAAGGAATGATCTGGGCGGTTACCGAAGTTGATGTTAGTCGTTATCTGGGTAAACCAGAAAAAATCAATGTTACTTTACCAAGCCGTTTGATTCGTAAAATTGATGAGAATGTAGGTAAAGGTAAGAGATATACTACTCGATCGGCTTTCTTGGCTGCTGGTGCTGAAAAACTTTTACATGCATAGCCTGATTTAAAAGACCACCTTCGGGTGGTTTTCCTTTATGTGACATTTAGTAACCAGTTTGTTAAAGTTAAAACAACTTATAACAAATGGTGAAAATTCATGAAAAAAATATTGGCTGCGGGTTTAATTGGTCTTGGGTTGGTGGGGTGCGCTACTCCAGCCTATAATTATCAAGCTATACCTAAAAATATAAGCAAACCGCCAATTGGATCAGTTAATAAAGCATTTGTAGGGGATCAAATGCTTGAACAGGGAATGGTGGTTGATCGTGAAGTTCTAAACGTCCCTGAAAATATTAAAATTAGTTTTGCTTATTCACTTACTTCAGGCATTTACTTAAAAACAGGCAAAAATGAAAAAGGGCAATATTTTCAGCCATTCAACACTGTCAGTGGTGGGGGGATGGTTCAGAAAAACCCTTTAGCTGACCCATTTAAAGTAGTTATGTTAGATACTGAAGGTAAGCTCTGTGTAGTAACAGTATTTAATGCAAAAAACTGTACTGATAAACATCAAGCTACTATGAAGACAGTAGCAATTGCATCAGATAATTCCTTCCAACAAACATTAATTTATAGTGGAAAATTTGGAAATAAAATTAATGTCGGGTACCGTGAATTCTCAAGTAATCAAGCACGTCCTGCATTCAATAATGATGTTGAATATGATTTAAGCCAATCTAAGCAAATAGGTTATAAAGGTGCTTTATTGGAAGTAATTGATGCCACTAATCAAGATATTACTTACAAAGTTTTGAAGAACTTTAACAAGGTAGATTAAGATGAGTGCACCACAATATAAACCAATGAGAGAAAGTGAAGTTTGTAATGCTATCGGGTGGGTGTTAATAGCTCTCGGCTTTATCGCAGGTTTTTTATTTATTCTTGCATTTGGTCGAATTGAAGTAGCTTCTTACTATGGTAAAGAAACGGTTTGGTCTGGAGTTATGATAGCAACAGGAATCGGAATTATATTTAATGGATTCCTTGCAGGCTACTTATTTCAAAAAGTAGCTAGTATTCTTCGTTACCATGAGAATAAATAATATCTTGTATAAAAAGCACCCTAGGGTGCTTTTTAAAATTGGTTTAACTACCCTGCTTGGTAATTATATTTAACTTAAAAAGAACTACCCACTCATTGAGTGGGTTTTTTATTGCCTAGAGGAAAGTAAAGATGGCACAAGAATCCCGTTTGGTCATTGTTATTGATTCGCAAAATGCTGAACGTAATGCGCGTAATCTAGGCAATGAGCTCAATAGCATTGAGCGTAAAGGTGAATTTGCATCTAAGTCTATGGACAGCTTGTCTGTAGCCACCAGAGCTTTAGCTGGACACATGGCTGGTTTATTAACAGTAGGTTCAGCCATTTCAAAGATGGATACATATACTGGATTACAAAATCGCCTTAAGTTAGTCACTAACAATCAAGCTGAGTTAAACAAGGCTACGGAAGACACTTTCCGAATTGCTCAAAAAACCTATTCAGCTTGGGATTCTGTGGTACAGGTTTACCAGCGCTTTAGTGATAATGCAAAGACTTTAAATCTAACGATGGATGACACTGCTCGACTAACTGAAACAGTATCAAAAGCAGTTGCGATCAGTGGTGCAAGTGCAGAAGCAGCTGATGCAGCTTTAGTTCAATTCGGGCAGGCTTTGGCAAGCGGTACATTACGTGGTGAAGAACTCAACTCAGTTATGGAACAAACACCAGCTCTAGCAAAGGCTATTGCTAAAGGTATGGGGATCACCGTAGGAGAGTTGCGTTCAGTTGCGGCTGAAGGAAAAATTACTTCACAAGAAATTGTAAAAGCGCTTAGAAATGTAGAATCTGATGTTGATGCTCTTTTTGCTAAAACAGATATCACAATCGGGCAGTCTCTCACACTCCTAAACAACGAGATCACAAAATTTGTTGGCGAAGCAGGTAAGGGAAGTGGTGCGGCACAGGTATTAGCTGGATCAGTTCAAACTCTTGCAAGTAATTTAGATTTAATTGCTGATGGGGCTTTAGTAGTTGGTATTGGATATATCACTCGTGCAATTTTGATAAAGAGCGCTGCTATTAAAGAGGGAATGGCTTCAACTTTAGCGAGCCGCCAAGCATCTGTATTAAATGCTCAAGCAGAATATGCAGAAGCTACCGCTGCTTTGAATGCAGCAAAAGCTCATCTCGCGAATGTGCGAGCAACAAATGCAGAAACCCAAGCTAAATTTGGCGCAACAGCGGCAGCAACTCGATACGCACAAGCACAGGCAGCAGTAACTGCTGCTACAAATGCACAAACAGCAGCTCAAATTAAGCTAAATACTGCAACTTCAATTGCAGGGAGACTAGCTAAAGGGGCGTTTGGATTAATTGGTGGGTGGGCTGGAGTTGCAACATTAGGAGTAATGGGATTAGCGGCAGCCTATTCTTATTTTAATAATAAGGCAGAGGAGGCAAAGCAAAAGCTTGCTGAACAAGCTAAAGTTGCTGAGAAAGCTGATGAGGAGTTAAAAAAATTAACTGGCAATGATAAGGCTAAAGCAGTTAATGATTTAACTACTGCTTTTAATGCACAAAATAAAGCATTAGAGAAATCATCGCGTGCTGTAGGGTCTGCATTAATTGATATCGAGAACTATGCACGAGGAAATAGGGAGGTTGAAAAAATTTCCCAAGATGCAAGAACTGGGACTATCAGTTATACAGAAGCCATTGAGCGTCTAAATAAGATTAAGTTACCTGCAGATCTATATGAGAATCTGAAAAAACAGGCTGCGCAGTATGATGAAAACTCGTCTAAAGCAAGTTTGTCTGCAGAGAAGCTAAAATTATTCGGTGTTGAAGTAAGTCTTGCTGGCAATAAAGCGCAAAATGCTGCAGCTCAGCATCAAAAACAAGCGGATGCTTTAGGAAATACTGCTACTGAAGCAGAAAAGGCAACTAAGGCTTTGCAAGATTATCAAGCCAAGCAAAAAGATAGTGTTATTGATTCAATCTATAAATCAGGATGGCTTGATAAAGGTTACACCGTTGCTCAAGCTAATGCCATTTTAGAATTGCAAAAAGCAAAAGGAATGAGCGCAATTTTGTCTAAAGATGAAATTGATAGTGCGCTTAGAAATCTCAAGATCATTGAAGCGCAACAGGAGAGAGAAGATAAATTAACTGAAGCTAAAAGAAAGCAGACACAGGAAATTGAAAAACAAGCAAAACTTACTAAACGCTTGGTTGGTATTTCCGGTCAATCTGGTATTGGCACTGGCCCTCATCTTGACGTCCGTTATGGTGGTTCAATGTCTGGCCAGAAAGTTTCAAATGAACATCTGGCTCGATTACAAGCAGGTGGAAAACCATTATCTTCGTATAAGATCAGTTCAAATTATGGTCCAAGACAAGCCCCTACTAAAGGGGCTTCTTCATTTCATAAGGGTATTGATTTTTCAATGCCTGAAGGCACACCAATTACGACCAATGTCGCAGTGAAAGATATCAAAACATGGTATGACAGCAAGGGTGGTGGTGAACCGTACCGGGTTTGTCGGAGAGTCAATATTCTGAGAGACTATCCCGATGACAAAACCAAACTATACCCCCGAAATTAGAGAAAGAGCGGTTCAATTACTAATTGAATCTGAAAAAGATTATCCTTCTACTTGGGCAGCAATCACAGCTATTGCTCCTAAAATCGGTTGTACTCCTGAA